TCATTGTTTCTCATAGAATAGCAGTCCGACACGATCTATATGCTCGCCAATAGGAGTCCCTACATTTTTATTATAGTCAACTACATCAACTTTATACAATAACCCCAAATCTTCTATCTGGATATTTATATCCATTAGTTGGTTAAAAGTTATATTCTCTCCTACAGCTGCCAAATCTATATCAGAACCTTCTGAATAAGTTCCTTTTGCCCTGGAGCCAAAAATAAGTACCTTATCAATATTGGGGAAGCGCCGGAATACACTACAAATATCCGTTATTACTGTATCACTAAGACCGTACATAATCAAAACAATGTTCCCATTTCCATTCGTAGCTTTTCTTCATTCAACCTGCTATCAAGTTGTTTCAACAAAAGCGAATACTCCTCATATATTTTGCGTACAATTTCAATAGCATCACCTTCATTATAAGTATGCGAAGTAGTAACCCTAGCTTTTGCCATTCTACGCCAGCCGTCATGATCTGTGATCATATTATCTTCAAATGCCTTTTGAAGAGTACCATTCGGACCTTGCACAAACTCGTAACCTTTATATTTCAACAGGTCCTGAAGGACTTTCCAACCAAGTTCAAAAGTATATTCAAATCTTTGTATCAGTCCTTCCATTTCAAGTTCAGATAAACTATCTGGAGTCTTATCAGATTCCGTTATATCCAGAATCCGCTTATTAGCCCGGTGAAAGCTGTCATATCTTTGTAACCAACGTATATCTTGTTCCATAAATCTATTTTTCTTAGTTGTACAATCAATTAACTAGACTTCTAATTGTTATCTGATATTAGTCTATTTCCTTTTTGAATATCAATTAACTCATAACTAGTACTTTTCCTTCCATCTTTAAAAGTAAAATTGCGCTCAAGAATCATCATGGTACAATTTTCATTAGAATATCTTCTAATATATTCTACAATCATATCCTCATCAATATCTTCACTTATTTTACCATGTTTTATGTTGCCATCTTCATCCAAAAATTCAAATTTACCAGATTCAACAAATGCTCCTTTGAAAACACCATTTATTCTTATGTTGTTTTCTTGACAATGTGTTGATGTAGTCCTTGCGTACCCTGTCATATTATCATCTACACTTAATTCCACATAATGGCTACCCGATTCCATTTTTAGCATACTATTTTCTGACGCTAACTCCTTGAAGAAATCTTTTAAATAAGTAAACATTCTGCTAGGATGATTGGAAACTAATTTCTCATACTGTTCTTGGTCAGTAGCTGTAGCTTGGATAATATCCATGACTTCCTTAATAGAATTAGCTGCATAATCTTCTGCAAAAAGGTCTTCATTATTCATTAAAGAGAGTTCAAAGCCAAATGAACCTTGAGGTAAACCTGTTAGAAACATTTCTCCCATTTTAGTTTTACCCAATTTACCTCTTTTTCCTATGCGTTCTTCTCCGTAAGCATCATAAACTATTTGGGTCTTTATCATACCTTGTATTGAACTCATTGTTTTGCTAGCAAATGAAGACTTTATTCCCATAGAACCCAAAACTGCATTTCCCGCAAATAGTAAACTAATCTTTGCTTCTACAGAATGTTCTTCTAATTCCTTTAGTTGTCTTTTTATTTCCTCTATACGATTTTCTAAGGATACTTTCATTAATAGACTATCCTTAGAAACTTCTAATAATTGTTGTGTTTCAGTTAATTGCCACTGAAGCCACTCTTTTTTTGAATGATTTCCCATAATCATAGTGAATTTAAAAAGTTTAAGGCTTCATTATCTGAATCAAGGGTATTGTACAATGGTAACTCAATCATACCTTTCCATACCCCAGCCCTATTATGACTAAACAATTGAATCCAATATTTGGTCATTTGGACAGTCATTAAAGGATTCTGGTCAAATATCACAAGATAGTGGTCTACATGATATTGGCTTTTTGAAAGAGAAGGAGATGCAAATGCTGGAAATTTAATAATTATATCTTGCTCGAGTTGAGGAGATATCTGTGATATAAAACTCACCACATCAATATCATGTGGAGCTCTTTTTTCTGACGCTTCAATATTCTCTGTAAAACTCCCATCAATCCATTGGAATCCATTTACTATATTCTTTTTACATGCCTCTAATCTAAAATAGATAAATCCTTTTAAAATCTCTATTCTTTCAGATGATGTTGCAAACTTTTTACAGAATTCCATAATATCTGTTTTATATGGTGATATTTTACTAGTATCTGTGGGATTCCCTAAATGAGGAGGGAGCACGTTGTTATAATTAAAATCAGGAATTGAAGCCATAATATTTGTGCTTTATATTATAATATTTTGTTTGTGATTACTCCCTTAACAAGGAAAACGCGAAGAACTTTAGCTTTATCTATTATCATTTCGTCGAACTCTTCTAGGTTCTTAGGAACTAAGCGCCACTTATTGGGATTATCCTTGCAGTTACGGATATACTTCACGGTCCTGTAATCGTCTGTTATAATAAGGTATGCCTCTCCGGGGAGAACACTGTCCAAACCTACCTCTTTAATAGCAATAATAGATCCGTCATTGATATCTGGAATCATAGAGCGTCCATAAGCCGGTACCGCACAGTCACAATTTTGAAAAGCGGGAATGTGCAGGTAGTAATTTGGAATATTAGTCTGATCGTTGGGTAGTTCATCATATCCCATAGTAACATCAACATCAAAATAAGGTATTCCTTTTATATTTGAAGTTTTGTCAATATCTACATTAGTAATATGTGTTTTTTGAGGATATATCATTTCACCTTTCTCCTCTGTTATCCAAACTTTGTTTATATTTTTGTCGAGCGAACATAAACGCTCTACGAAATCATTAGGTAATGGAACCCTTCCATTTATCACTTGAGAAAATGATGACTTATTTGAGTAGCCTAATAGCTTACCTACTTCTTCTTGGTTATCTGCAATACGTTGTCCAATTAACCACTTTATTGCGAGTTTTATCCTCTCGTTTACTGTCATACAAACTTAATTTATATTAAAAACTAAACAATGTTTATATATAAAGTTGTTTTCTATATAAACAAAATTTATATTTGCACTATAAAGTTAACGCAAAACAATGATAACGCCAAAATAAAAGGGCAATAAAGTTAACAAAATAGATTATTTACTCTAAATCAAATAAGAATATGACACTAAAAGAGTTTGAAGAAAGAACAGGAAAGCCAATCTCGGCAGAAACGTATGATGCCATCGAAAAGATGTACATGAATACTGAACTTGACAAAGATGAGTTTTGCAAATTGTATATGAAAGCTCCAGGAGCACTTGCTGAGATTGAAAAGCAAACGGTATTAGTTCGTGAATTATTTGAGGAAAAAAAATGCATGGCTGATTTCTTGATTGAGCAGGCTGAGAAATGGAGTGCATCAGACCTTAGAGAGAAAGCAATCAGAATGATCGGTGAGAGAGAATATCTGCGTAGGAAAATAGAGAGGGGATTCAACCTTTGGGAAGTAGATAAAGTACTTCTAGTAGAACTATTAAAAGCATAAACATGAAAGTAAGAATCAAGAATGTAACTGGCTCAACATCCAATGAGTGGCTTTTGTGGGAGCTTAAAAAGGAAGCGAGAGTAAAGGAAGGTGATATAGTTGAAGGTAAATTCAATCCTAAAAATAAAGCGGTATACTTTACTAAGGGAACATCAGAATGTGTCGCTTGGCTCGGTGAAACCTGCGAAGAAGTTAAAGAATAAGTTATATAATCCCGGACGGGTTTGATCGCCTTTCCGGGAACTCAAAACTATAATATAAAAAGATATGGAAAATCAATTAGAAACTATCAAAGCTAATCTGCCTTACGGATACGAAAAGCAGATAGCAAAGGAAGTCGGATGTTCACAGGGTACAGTGCACAATATCCTCAACAACAAGCCTGCTTCTGCTCGCTCAACCTACAAAGCAAAAGTATTGAATGTTGCTGTAAGAATGGCTAATGAAGCCCTCGAAGCTACAAAAGGAGTTTCCAGAGCGGCAGCCGAATTAGAGATTTTGCATCATGGATCTGCAAGCTGATTCTACCTTAACCAAGAGGGAAAATCAAATAGCTGGATTGGCTGCCTGTGGCCTAGCAAAGAAGGAGATTGCCGACAGATTAGGTACTGCCTATGGTACGGTAAATGTCCTGCTCGATAAGGCTTATAAAAAGACAGGAACCAGCAAACTAAATGAACTTGGAGCTTGGTGGATAAATAGAGTCTTTGCTCTAAATATCGACTTCAAGCAATTACAGAAATCATTAATCGCTCTTTCATTTCTTGGAATTATTGCCTTTCAGATTGCATTTGATTGCAACAGTGATCTTAACCGAAGCAGACGGGCAAGAATCAGAAGAAATAGAATTGAAGAAGTATATGAACTCTAAAATCAATAATAATCAGGCAGCATAGCATAGAGATGCAGATGTGTTTCAGTAATTAAAATCAGCTCAACACCATTCAAAAGTTTAACAAGAAACAGCCTATTAAGAGATTATGGAAAATTGCTTCGAAATGATGGTAGCCCGATGTATTAAAATTGGGACTGTTCAAACGCTAACGATGCTGGGCCTACTCCCCGAAGTAGTAACAATATCCCAAGCGGAAGATATATACGGAAAACGCCTGATTACAGAATGGCGCGAAAAAGCCTGGATCAAATTTTATCCGGCAAATAATAAGGAACGAGGGAGATATTATGTGAAGCGTTCAGAACTGGAAACAGCCAGCGCAATGTTGGACCTGCATAATAAAGTACCGGACAACATTATCAAACAACTAATGCAGATCGCTGTATGAGATATATACCGAAATCATCAGAAGTATTACAGGCTCTGCAAGACAGTATCGGAAAGCAGATTGCAGAAAGAGAAGAACAGAAAAAGAATTATGTTCCTACTCCTGTAGAGATTAAACCTGATAAAAAAGATATAAGCATAGAGCCCACGGCCGAAGATATTCTTTTAATGGAGGAATATAGACGTGGAGTATATTAAGGAGATTAATAAAACGCTAATATTTAAATAATTATGAGTAAAATTATTGAAGTAAAAGTGGAAGAGCTAAATGCGCTTCCAGCAACGAAAATTGTCGAAAGTGAAAATGTACAGGCAAAATTCGTTCAAATGTACAATGCTATCTGGGGAACAGATAAAGGTGAGCAAATGTATCATAAAGAAGTATTCAACTTTCAAAAACTTCTCCGTGATAATCCTGATTTGGCAGATTCGACAAAGATGTCTCTATATGGCTGTTTTCTTGATATAGCAGTCAACGGTCTTACACTAGATCAAACAGGACATCCACTTTGCTATATACTTAGCAGAAGCAGTAAAACCGGACACAAGAATGCACAAGGATATGATATTTATGAAAAACGTGCCTATGTTTCAGTTACAGGGTATGGCGAACTGACAATGCGTATGCGTGCCGGGCAAATCAAGTATGCGGATAATCCAGTCGTTGTATATGAGGGAGATCATTTTAAAGCATCCTTAGTTAATGGTATAAAGAATATCGAGTATGAAGCACAATGTCCCCGTACTTCAACCAAAGTTATTGCTGCATTCATTCGTATTGTACGAAATGACAACTCGGTAGATTATCAATGGTTAATGGAAGGTGATATCGAACGATTGAAACATTATAGTGAAAAAGCAAATTCGAAGTGGAACGATCAAACTAAAAGACGTGAATTGGGTAAAGCCAATGCACTCTATACTTCGAATAATGGAAGCATTGATCCTGGGTTCCTTGAGAATAAGATGATCAAACATGCGTTTGATGCTTATCCAAAAGTGCGTACAGGTAAGTTTACTATTATGGATTCGGATCAAGAAGAGGAAGAAATTATCGACTATGGCTTGGTGGATGAAGATAAGGTTAATGAACCCGTTCAGGCTGTGGATAATCCTAATATTCCTTTCGGTGAAGAAAAACAACTGGAAGCTCCAGAACCTGTACAGGTGCCAGTCTCCGATGATGATGAAGACGGTGGATTCTAATACTTACTAACCGATTAAAATAAATAATATGGCAACAGAGTTAATCAAAATAGACGAAGCAAAAAATATTCTGTCATCTTTTCCAGATATAATGGGGAAGAATACAAATTCTGTCAAAAAGTGTAATGAAGCTGGGAAAGCTCTCCTTGACACTATCGAAGGAGAAGGTATGAATGAAACAATAGATCAGGCTACAGCCGACTACTTGAAAAAGGTTAGCGTAACACTCAAAAATATGGATGAACGTCGTAAACCTATTACGCAGATATTTGATAGAATACGTTCCTTTTTCACCTCTCAAGAAAAACAAATTGATCCTAAGGATCCTTCAACAATTCCCGGAAAGCTTGTGATAAAGCGCAATGAGTATGCCAAGTTTAAATACGAAGAAGAACAGAAAAGAAAGAGAGAAGCGGAACAGAGAGCTAGAATTGAAACAGAGAAAGCAAACTATCGACAGATAATAGGGGATAGCCTTCTTTCTTATTTCAACCAATATCTTTCAAGTAAAGTTTCTGAATTGCAGGGAATATTTTCCAACTTGACTTATGAAAACTTCGATCGTGAAGTTATAGGAATCACAGTTTTTCAGACCGATTATCCCAAATCTCATTTTGATAAGTTTAGTGCGGATTCTGCGACTTACTATATTAGTCAAGAAACAAAACAGGAGATTCGCCGAGAAGTTCTAGAGGGCAAATATGAGCAATACGCTCAACAGTATAAGGCAAAGATTGTAAGCGTTAAGCAAGACCTTACCGACCGTGTTCCCTCTAAACGCAAGGAACTTGCAGAACTGGAACAACTTCGTCTCGCTAATGCAGAGGAAGCTGCCAAAGCGGAAGAATTGCGTAAACAACGTGAAAAAGAAGCTGCAGCCAAAAGAATGGAAGAGTTGAAAAAGGAGGAAGAAGCAGCAAAACAAGAGGCTGCACTGAAGGCACAACAAAGCTCTATAGGTAGTCTTTTTATGGAAGCTGCCGCTTCTATTGCTCCTCCACCGACTAACGCCAAGGTGAAAGAAAAGATTGTTGTACTTCATCAGCAGGGATATTTAGAAATATTCCAGATGTGGTGGATAAACGAAGGTCAAACATTGCCTGTTGAAGAACTGGAGAAAATCTTTAAAAAGATGATTACTTATTGCGAGAAGCAGGCGAACGGTAAAGATCAAAAGCATATCGAATCAAAATTCATCCGATATGAAGCAGATGTAAAAGCCAAATAGCCATGTCAAATCCTGATTCATATTACTCTCGTCCGGAGGTCAGCAATTCAGATCTGACAGAGCTTAAGAACTATCTTTATCCCCGTGCTCAATACGGGGATAAAGAGAAGGCATTCAAGTTTGGAACTCTTGTAGATGCTCTTATTACAGAAAACGAGCGTGTAAGATATGACAAGTTAATGGTAGACGATTACGTGTATACGAAAGACGAATTTGAACTAGGGCTTGAAATGCGTAAGGCTCTCCGGAAAGAAGCAGAAAAGGATCAATTTCTAGCTGTCGTTTTAGCACAGTCCGATACACAAAAGTTTATGGTTAATAAACAACAAGAGTTCTTTTATGGGAACTTTGTTTATCATCTCGATACACGGTGTAAATGGGATTGGTGGTTGTCTTCTTTCAACTTTGGAGGTGATTTAAAAACGACCTTCGCAGAGTCCCAAACACAATTTGATGAAGCGATAGATTTCTTTGACTGGGACCGGTCCCGGGCATGGTATATGGATATAGCCGGTAGCAAACAAGATTTTATTTATGCTATCAGCAAGAAGAATTGTAGAATCTTCAAGCATTTTATCACCGACCGGAAACACCCTTCATACATCAGAGGAAAAGAGAAATACGAGGACCTTGCTTTTAAGTGGTGGCAATTAATGGTCTGATTATATTTTGCCATAAAACAATATGAATTTACTTATTACATCAAAAGAACAAATATTGGCCGAATTAACCAATATAGATTCATTCCTTAATATAACTATGAGCGAAGATGTAGCAGAAGCTGTACAACGCGGTAATGATTTAGCTGTATATGTTGCCCGCTCCGGAAAATTGCTCGCAGATTCAAAATATTGGCTCAATGAGGCAATGAAATCCGAGGTCATGCAGACGCTTGTAGACACGGCAAAAAGTGCGAAAGCAACAGCGACAGCGATAAATGCTCTAGTCAATTCTTTATGTCGGGAAGAGAGATACTTAGTTGATTGGTGCGAACGTTGCAATCGGACGGCAACACATCAATTATCGTGGTGTGTAACTGTAATAAGTAAAGCTAAGGCAGAAATGCAAATGTCCGGAATGTTTAACAACAAAAAGTAATTATCATGAAAAATCTAAGAAGAGTCACAATCGGAATATCCGTTATCGGCCTGTTTACGGCATTATCTTTCTCTCAAAGAGAAGATGCAACGACTAGAGAAATAACTACGGCTGCTGTAATGGGAGTTGTATCAACGTTTAGTATTATCACTTTATCAACCAAAGAAGATTATGGAACAAGCAAAAAATGAAATCAAGAAAGCGATTATTAAAAAGGACCGCTTGAATGTAGTGTACAATGAACGTTTTTCGGAAGCAAACTACACGAATGTAATTAGCAAGAACTGCGATCAGATCATTCATAGTGACTTAAGAGAGACATTTAATCGTCTTAAATTACATCTTGTCGTATTGTGCGAACAGCCGGAAGCTGCCAATATTAATAAGGATAGTTTTACGTCTCCTGGCTATTCAGAGATTCTTGAAAATTACATCATAACCGGCTATGCAAACGATAGTGTCGATGGTGTTTCCGGAATTACTATTATGGGAGCTAAATTACTTCAGTCCGGCAAGGTTGTTGATCTGAAAATCTTCGTACCTCTCCTTGATGCAGACTATCCTTACTATGAAGAATTGAGCATTGATGCGGCAGCTTGTGACGCAGAAGTTGAGAGTTATCTGTTTGAAGAGAAATGGGGAGTCAGACAGGAACGTCTTGATTTTGATACTGACGAACCGGAGGAAGCCGTTATAATTGAAGATAAACCTAAAAAAAGAGGGCGAAAGAAGCAAATAGAAGCTCCAGTTCCTTTAGATGAAACTGCATAACACCAATCACTATAGGGGGGATAATCCCCCCCCCTACAAAATACTCTAAATCATGAATATCGAATTAAAAGGAGATAATTTTGAATTATCTTTCAAGTATAAACCTTCTATCGTAGATCGGATCAGGCAGATTCCTGGAAGACGTTTTGACGGTGCTAGAAAAGTTTGGATAGTACCTACACGGAGTAGAGTTGATCTTGAAAGAATGATTTATCAGATACAGCAGTTTGAAAATATAAATTGGGTGAGCGGAACTACAAAGAAAGAGGAAGATATTGCTTATGATGTTCCGGAACTTCCAGATCTAACAATTCCGCATAGCTTAAAAATTCAGCCTTATCCCTATCAACTCAAAGGTATTGCCCGGGGATTGGAGCTAAAGCGCTTCATGAACTGCGATGAACCAGGACTCGGAAAGACATTACAAAGTATTGCTACCATCAATCTAGCGAACGCTTTTCCCTGTCTTGTCATTTGCCCATCATCATTGAAAATCAACTGGCAACGGGAATGGGAGAAGTTTACGGATAAAAAAGCAATGGTACTCACAGATAAAGTACGTGATACATGGACCTTCTTTTATCAAACAGGAATGCATCAAGTCTTTATCGTAAACTATGAATCACTAAAGAAATACTTCGTACAACGCATAAAGAAAGCCGAAGGCTGGACGCTGCGCGATGTGGAATTTAGAAACTCAATCAATTTATTCAAGTCTGTTATCATTGATGAAAGCCATCGCTGTAAGTCTGCATCTACTCAACAGGCAAAGTTTTGCAAGGGTATTTGTACAGGTAAAGAATGGGTGATAGAGCTTACAGGAACACCGGTAGTAAATCGGCCTAAAGATTTGATTCCACAGCTGGCAATTCTAAACCGTATGGATGATTTCGGTGGCTACAAACCATTTGTTAACCGGTACTGCTCCGGACAAAGAGAAGCATCGAATTTGAAAGAATTGAACTTCAATTTATGGAAATATTGTATGTTTCGTCGTGAAAAGTCTCTCGTCCTTACAGATCTTCCAGATAAGATACGCCAGGTAAATACATGTGAAATTACTAATCGTAAGGAGTATATGGATGCAGAGCGTGATCTTATTATGTATCTACAGAAATATAAGGATGCCGACGATGAAAAGATTGAAAAGGCTCTGCGAGGGGAAGTCATGGTACGTATCAATATTCTACGGCAGATCTCCGCACGTGGAAAAGTACGCGATGTTATTGAATTTGTGAAAGACTTCCGAGAGAATGGAAAGAAGATAATTCTCTTTTGTTCGCTTCATGAAGTTGTAGATCAACTGAAACGTTACTTTCCCACTGCCGTATCTGTTACCGGTAGAGATTCGCAGGATGAGAAGCAAAGAGCGGTTGATTCCTTTCAGAACAATCCAAAAGCGGATATAATCATTTGCTCGATAAAAGCGGCTGGAGTTGGTTTAACGCTTACTGCATCAAGTAATGTCGCTTTTGTTGAATTCCCTTGGACGTATGCTGATTGCTGTCAGTGTGAAGACCGGGCACACCGTATCGGGCAAAAAGACTCTGTTACCTGTTACTACTTCCTTGGCCGACGCACTATTGACGAAAAGGTTTATCGAATAATTCAAGAGAAGAAAAATATCGCTAATGCTGTAACAGGTTCTACCGAGGATATAGAAGAAAATATTGTCGATATGGTTGCTCGCATCTTTGATTCAGACTATGACGACGAAGAATAATTCAAAACAAAACAGATATGAATAAAATAATAAGCAAAGTATTAAAACCAAGTATAAACGACAGGGTTTGTTATTGCCGTGTTCCTATATCCCGAAAGATTATGGGAACTGGGGCACGAGATTCCGAGATTTTAATAAACTCTGGGATTCCAAAGTCTATGAGCGACCTTTCTTTCCATTTGAGTAGCGGGACGTATTCATTAGACAGTACTTTGGCAAATAAAAAAGATTATTGCGCCTCATTCTCTACAACACGGCTTCTTCAACTGCTTCCGAGCACTTTCAATCGTGAGGGAACATTATTTGGAATAATGCTTCACCCCGGTGAAATCGATGGATTTGGACGCAGAAGCCTCGTGGGAATAGTTATAAATATGGAGAGTGGCGAACCGACTGAAGAGTTTTACGGACACCCAGTGACAGTTCTTGTCAAGTTGATAGAATTTGCAGCAAAACATTCAAATTAATATAATAATGAAGATATTTAAATATAAAACGAGAATCCGCAATAAGAAGGATTTATTGTCCGAATTGGAATTAAATGAACTTGGAAGCAACGGTTGGGAGCTTGTCTCTTTTTCAATGGGAGAAATCCAAGCAGTGTACTTGTTTAAAAAAGAAATGTAAAAATCAAATTAAATATGAATATAGAACTGATAAAGAAAAGAGTCGAGAACTGTTTCTCGTTTTCTCATTCAATAATCCATGTAGAGGTTTACGAGAAAAATAGTAGATTTTATATCGAGCTGGATGCGACATGTCTTATTGAATTAAAGAATATCGCTGCGGAGTTCGGAGATGACAATATAGTAATATTGCCCGGTAATAATGCCATAAGGTTGTATATAGATTCTTTGGATAAACAGTTCAAAACAATAAAATAATGAATAAAGATAATATTATTCCACCTATGACGCATCCTTATGGGATGTGTTGGCAACAGCCGCCAACTTACTTGATACTAATTGATGATACTCATGCTGTGATGAGTAGACTTGATTTTGAAATACTCATGGATTATACTCGTTCTCAACCGTCAGTTCTCTATAATGGTAAAATGTGGAAAGCACAATATGAGAATGAAGGTGCGTTGAAATGGTTTCTTTGCTATTGTTTCAATGAGAATGAGAAGACGAATGAGATAGACATTGCATACCGGGAAATTTTGATAATTGACTAATAACTGCAAAGATATGAATCTAATCAGGCTGAACTGGTGACCAAATGATTTCTCCATTGATATATCTGAAGTGTATTGAGGAACGGTTTGCAACCTTCTCTCCTGAAAAAGTAAATTCTTTATTAAAATTTTCACTTTCATGGTTAATGGTAATAACCAATGTATCATTTGTCGTGACTTTCTCTGTATTGATTTTATAAGATACAGATGTTTCAAGTCTACTTGAAGGGCGGATTGTTCTATTACGATATATTGTTGACATATATTTTTTTTGCAAATATAATAATAATAAACTAATAAGCCTTGGGCGGCTTTATAAAACCCAATATTAGAAAGTATGAATAAACTTGGAATTTTGGCGGCTATCGTATTTGTCGCAATTGTTGTGGGATGTTTTGTTACCCTCCCTTATTATAACGTTTGGCAGCAAGAAATGTCTGGAAAGGCTGAATTCGCTAAAGCAGAACAAAACCGTAAAATAAAGATTGAAGAAGCTAAAGCTAATCTGGAAGCTGAAAAACTGAATGCCCAAGCTGAAATCGAACGTGCCAAAGGTGCTGCCGAAGCGATTAAAATTGAAAATGGAAGTATTACTCCTGCATATATCCAATATTTGTGGGTACGTCAACAAAGCAATCTGAATGATAAAACTGTGATATACATACCAACGGAAACAAACCTTCCTGTTTTGGAAGCGTCGAGAAATAAATAATAAATCTGCTATGCGGTAGATTCTTGTTTACCGCATAGTTCAAATCAAGAAAGAATTCAATGAAACGTCCACAGAATAATGGATTATTCGAAGTTACAGGAGGTCAAGAGAAAGAACGTGGCTTCTGCTGCATGAAACTGATAAATTTCCTCTCTGCTAATAATGTAACAGATTGGGATGAATGGCATGGAGCGCATCTTTCTGCTATGTCAGGGAGATGTCCCTATGCTTCGCAGTGCCCAATTCATGAGAGAACGATAGCAGTAGTAGGTAGAAGACCAATACAATTTAGCTTATTTTGAATAATGACTAAAGAAAAGTGCATTTTATGCGGAAGAGAAACGGTATCGGTTATTAAGATCGGTACCGACTTTATGTGTTATAATTGCTATGCAGATCAGCATAATCCTCCGCGCTTTAGAGAAGTACATAATAACGAGGAAGCTCGCATACAAACAGAGTTCTTTAAACTGATTCCTTTATATTTCCCTAATATTCCTGACAAACTTATATTTGCCGTTCCGAATGGTGGAAGCCGTCATATACGTGAAGCTGCTAACCTTAAGCGTCAAGGAGTAAAGTCTGGTGTTTCTGATGTGATTGTACTTATTCCCAAAAAGGGTTTTGCTTCTCTCTGTATAGAGTTTAAAACGAAGGTGGGGAAACAATCAGAATATCAAAAAGAGTTCCAAAAACAGGCTGAAAGTTGCCGAAATAAATACGTTATAGTCCGAAGTGCATTACAAGCAATCGAAGAACTACGAAAATATCTTTCTTAACAGAACTGAGATATATGATACAGAAATTACATTTTGAGATATTATAATTTAGAAATCATCCATACCATCTTCATGTTGAATCATGCCATCAAATTTCATTTCAACAAAAAAAGGTGAATAACGGTATCCATTATGATATTTATTATCATTTCCTAATTTAATCTTTAGTTGGATATCATTTACTGAACAAATTTGGTTTAGTAAATACAACCCTATTCCCCTCCCTTCTTCGACATTTCGGTTTATAACGTTTCTACTTCTATAATTGCGATCTGTGAGTTTTTTTATCTCGTCATCACCAGGGCGAATCCCCCAATTCATGAATGTTAATGTCAATCTGTCTTCAGTTTCTTTAAATGTAATTTTTATAGTTTCATTTTCAATAGAATACTTTATGGCATTTTCTAGCACAATGAAAAAGGCTATTTCTATAGAATTACTGGCACTAAAAAGATTATAAGACTTCCCATCAAGATAAATGCCGACATTTTTACGCTTAGCTTCAGCATTCAAACATTTATAGACTTTTTCTATCTTTTTATAAATTGCAATTTCTCTCTTGTTTGATGACAAATTTAATATAGGATTAACCTCCAAATCATAAGTATCCAATCTAATAGACATTAAATTTGAAATAGAATATATATCTAGATTCAAGGTTTCAATATATTCCGTTTTATTTCTCAACTGCGAAATTGCAGGATTTAATTTTGTAACAACTCCTTTAAGTTGAGTATTCAACTTACGTAATTCATGTATTGTATTATCCAACAACTCCTTATCTAATTTTAATTGAGAGCTATCTTTAGTATACTTAGCAGCCACATCAAAGGTTGGTTGATTTTCTTGGATAAATCTGTCAAAATTATCTTTAAGACTATTATATTCATTAATAGTCATTCTTAAGGTTTGATCGATATTATGATTGAGTTTTCGTGTTATTTTTCGATCTGTCTTCTTATCGATATTTAAACACGTGAATATAATATTGACACCTCCCAATTTTGTACATTCTACGGCAAAGCCGTATGGACAAGTATGAAAACCACTGTTTTCTTTCAAGGAATGGTAAAATTCCTTACACTTTGGGTTGTCTTTTTTATCTATACAAAATTGGGGTATACTAAAAATATACCCATTAGAAATAATACTATCAGCAAGTATTTTATAAGGGAATGGAGCTAAAATCATAATGTATTTAATATAATTCCAGCAACTAATGATTGAACAACAGCACGAACGTCGGGATTCAAAGTATTTTCTTTCTTGGCTGAAGGGAAATTATGAAAATCTCCATTTTTATTCAAGATAATATCTACATACTCATCTTCTAAATTGGCTAAAGAGATTAAATCTACTTCTTCTTTCAACAATATATCTCTTATTTTTAACCAAACCTCCTTAGGATCTGATATATTCCGAATCAGATTATCTATTTCAATACACCAATCATCTATTTCTATATCTTTTTTTATAATGCTTACTCCTTCTAAATAGTTATTTATAGAAATATCATATGTTGATCCAGTATAAGCAGCATAAGCTTTTAAAGGATATTTCTTTTTTAATTCACGAATTAAAAAAGCCCCTCCCATTGGTGATTTAAAATCCTTACCAACCCCTTTAATATCACAGATTATTATGGGGTATGAGTCGAACATCTGAAGGTCTAAAGCATCATCGTATTTTCTTATATCAAATCCGCTCTTTCTTAATTCTTCCAAAAAAACAAAATCCTCATCATCAATTATTGCGATTTTAAATCGATCTCTTGATGCAGATTTTATTTTTCTGCTAGGTGTATTAAGATCCTTAATAGTATATCTTTTATGTTTAAACCATCCCATATTTATATTTTTTAGAATGCGGCAAAAATAATGATTTTTTCTATTGTCATCAAATTATAGAACAAAGATTAATATAAAATTGTTCTAATATAATGTTTACCACTGCCACAAATTATAATTCCCTCCAATACCAATATACCAACCGCTTGGATATCCGTATCCTGCTTGCACACCAAATCCCCAGCGTTTCTTTTTGGGTTTAACTATATGGTAGACATCATTCGTTATCGTCTGATATACAGTTCTTGGAAATATATGCAAACTGTCTAATCTTGGACGATAGCCGGATACCCATAGCTGGTAAAGACTATCCTTATAATAAGTTTGTTCGAGATGAACTACTGTATCACCGATATGTATAGTGTCTGTTAACCAAATAGTTAACAAAGGTGCCATAGGTGACGAAATATACAAGGTTTCAACTTTGACAACCGTCTTTATCTTTGTCTCAATTCTGATTTCCGCTGGTGGTTGTTCATGCGGACGGAACCAAACAATAACACAAACGATCACCAACAATGTAACTGATATCCAAGGTAGCGTTTTCATGGTCGGATCACTGTATTACGAAGAAAATTAGAAAATTCACTCCTTACATCAAAGCAGGGACAAGCCTTGATATATTCCCTAGACTCTACCTCTCCGCTGCCGTCCAGATCCGGCGAAGTATCACGGTGTCCGAGTACTTCAATTATAGGATATTCCTTACAGAGCTTCGAGACTAATTCACGTAGTGCTGTCCTTTGAGCTGGAGTACGTGTATCTGCCGCCTTTCCGGATGCGTCCAGACCGCCGATATAACAGATGCCAATGGAATGTCTGTTATAGGATGAATCACTAAATCCTTTCGTATTGCAATGAGCTCCGTCAATCGTTAAAGGTCTACCCTCTTCTACCATTCCGTCAAGGTCAATAATGAAGTTATAACCGATCTGATTGAATCCCCTGGCTCGGTGCATCAGGTCTATGTCTTTTGCACGTAAATCTTGCCCAGCACGTGTGGCTGAGCAATGGATGATAATAGCATCAATAGTTTTCATTCTTATTTTCCTTTTTATTTGTTACTGGGCCAACTTTAATCAAGTTGATATTGCAAATGATAGCTATCATAATAACAGATCCTAGCCAATGCCAAAAATCTTGAAAAATGAACTCCAATACTTTAATCATTTGGTATTTCCTTTTTGTAGATAGTTCGTTAAATAGGGAATGTTCTTTATAAACTCAACACTTAATACATAGTGCAAGAAAGCTACTACCTTGTAGCCATTGCTAGAGTTGGGTAGAATTTCTTTGATATTCCTTAGAATATTTACCCCGTAGAAGTAGAATACGCTATACGTAATGAATGATACGCATTGTAGCGCACCTTCCGGATTTCCTTTGTGTTCACCAATAAAGTAGATGCAGCTAACCAAGGCAAAGAAAATAGTTGCTTCTACGATACACCTCCAAGCCTTTTTAAAAGAAAAACTCTCATGATTGATAAGGAGTGCAGTAAGCAGTCCACAAATGAAATTAAGGGCAAATACAGCAATAAGGCTTTTGATTTCCCCAGAGATAGGATTGAGATAAGCAGCTATACCGGTAACCAATCCAATAAGTAAGTTTTTGAAATAATCCATATCATTTTTATCTAAAATATTAATACTTTATTTTAATACCTCGCTACAATCATCAATAGCTGTCTGAAATACTTGTTTCACTTCGCCAGAAGTTAGCCCATGATCCTCATGTAGCGAGAATCCGGTTACTCCATTTCGCGAAATATTGAAGAAGCCGACAGTCGTTTCATCTTTGACAATCTCGGCAGTAATATCTTTCACCGCTTCGGTACCACGAGTTGATATTCTGTACTTAATCCTGATAGCTCCCGTAACTTTGGTTGTCGCAGTACTGTTTGTTGCTGTAATGTTCATTCTTTGTTTCCTCCTTCTATTAAATCATAAATCTGTCCGTATGTCCCTGCGGTTAGATACTCTCCACAAATTTCTTTTAATAAAGCAGCATCTTCCGTTTCAATATCAAGCACCCCACGATTGTTAATAATTTGTTGCAGCATCTTGTACGCTCGTAACTTCTTGGAAGTTTCCATGTTCTTCCGTGGGTTAGAACCAGCTGCATATAATGCCTCTGCAACCAAATCGCGAAGGGATTTCTTACTTTCTTTACCATTCACCAATTCGATAAACTCCCGACCTCTAAAGTCTAGTAAGTTTCTGTTTAAATTTACTTTCATTTCTATTTTATGTATTAGTCATTTCTACCACCATACCTTTTACTATATGTATCTTTTGCTTATAAATCTTTCCAGGAGAATCCAGATTAGTAATCCATACATCGGATAAAACATTCATTACAGCACCGTTCCCGTTCCGTGGAAAGAATCCATTTGCAGAGACATCTCCTAGTACGCTTACATTTCCGTCGAAGAATCCCGCATAGATATAATCGCTTGGATACTTAGGATTATCAGAATGGGAAGAGCCATATATAGCCGCACTTCCCCCAAAAGATGCGCCAATAGCAGCTACTCCAAAATTTCCGTCTGTAGCAGCATCAAAGGTCACATTTACAACACCTTCCTTAGCCCTGCCAGAGCCAAGTTTTAAACTGCGCGAAGTCCCTCCGAAATAACTAGAGCGTGTCCAGATAAGACGCCCCTCCTCAAGAGTAAAACCACCAATAAATCCAGAATCAGCATCAATCCTGCGGACCTTTATCAAATCGGTATTCAGATACCCTCCTACGATAATAGTACTTCCAAGTTGTGCTGCTTCTACAGCATCTTTGAATGCTAATCCACCCAAACCGGAACGATCTACTTTTGAATTGATTACTGTCTGCAGATTACTATGAAGTGCTGTGAAGGTAACAGCTCCTTCTAAATTAATTTTAGACGAATGAATTGTAGTTTCTCCGGCTGCCTGGTTAATATAAGATATAAGCGTATTACCGTTTTCCAGCTCTTTAGAAGCATATATCTTATTGCCGTCGGAAGTCGTTATCCACCCGGCTGTGTCTATCCTCTGTGTTAAGCTATCGACCCGTGTCACTTGTGCGGAGATTTGAGTATTGAGTACTTTCAGATCGGCTGTACACTCATCGGAATAACTTTTCAGTTTGTCGTGAATAGCTTTGTTTGCTTCTTCAACAGCTGTATTAAAACTAGCGAAAGCAGAGTTGAATAGAGTAAACTTATCATCGATATTTTTCTTTTCTTCTACAGTCGTTTGTCCGTCTGCAATAGCTGTATTGATTGCAGCCATAAGATTATCAATAGCACCGGATAAAGATACCTTGGCATTAAGTAAGGCTGTTTTTGCAGATCCTTCCAAATAGGTGTTTACATATAGTTTATTATATGTAGCTTCAACGGCAGATTTCGTATTTTTGACTGTATTCAGATATTTTTCAATGGCTTTCGCTTCCGCCTCGTTTATAATGCCGTCGGCAAAAGCACCGTTTACATAGTCATGAAGGCCCTCTACTGAATCGGCTGCATCTTGTGCGGCCTTGGCTGCATTAGCAGCGTCTTCTAAAGCTTGCACGGCCTGTCTTAAAGCTTCATCTGAATAGTCCTTCAATTTATCCTGTATAGCTTTATTGGCGGCTTCAACAGCAGTATTAAAATCAGCATAGGCAGAATTAAAAAAAGTGAATTTACTATCCACGTCTTTCTTTTCTTCCGTTGTCGTGAATCCATCGGAAATTGCGGTATTGATAGCATTAATCAGACTTTCAATACTTCCCATTAAACTAACCTTAGCATTAAGCAAGCCAACTTTTGCGGGGCCGGATAAATAAACATTCGTGTAGAGCTTATTGTAAGTTGCTTCGATAGCTTGTTTAGTGTTGTTGATAGTATTGATATATTTTTCAATAGCTTTTGCCTCTGCTTCGTCAATAAGGCCATCAGCGAAGGCTCCATCTACATAGTTATGCAATCCTTCGACAGAATCAGCAGCGTCCTTGGCCGCTTTAGCTGCGTCCTTTATTTCCTGATGAGCAGCTTCCCATTCAGACAGATTCTCCAATCCGGAGGAACCGGCTTTAATTTGAATATTTCCGCCTATTTCCCCTTTTACCAAATCGAAGTACGTCTTTCCGTCTGGTGATATGATTCGTTCTGTTGTTACTCGTCCCGGCAAGATTTCCGTGAATCCGTACAACTCAACGAAGCTGCGTTCACCTTCATACTCACTGTTTAGGATACCGGTTAGTAAGTGATAATATCCTGCTATCTGTTCCATTTTGATAGCCGTCTCGCTTAGAAGGAATGTTCCGGTCTGATTCTCTTTGCTAACTTTGGCATACAGATAATATTTCTTTGCCGGATCAATAAGTGCCGGGGAACTGTATTCAACCATATCCCAAAATTTGTATTCATCCGCTTTGTGTTCAGACGACACTGTTTTTATTCCTAACGTCATGTGTTGGATAATACCAGCAGGCGAGTGTAGAACTTTTGTGCTGATATTGTAAGTGATGTTATGCGATACTTGTACTGGGACTGCTTTGGATCTGACAAAGCGGAACTGCAAACTTTCATCACCTACGAGTAACTGCATAGTGTGAACAGCTACCGGATCTATGGAAGATGAGAAGTTTAAGAAAGCATCTTCAAGCATAGACATTGTTTCCTTTGCGTCGCGGAACCGTCTTTTAGTAAACTGTAAGGCATCCTTATGCTTAACGTCTACCTCTACTTCATTCGTCTCAATCTTTTCCAGTTCGCTTGTAACAGACGTGCCGACCGGCTCGTTTGACAACTCAATCTCCGGATAATACGGATTGTTGACATAGCGTTTAATTCCGATCATACGGATAAGAGAACCTTTCGGATGAAACTGTGTATCAGAGAAGTTCACATATCCACCCAGTACAATCTTTCCACCTATTTGTAACCAACGTTTTTTCGCCCAAATTCCATCCAAAGTTCCGGTGAAAGTGAATTGTTTGTCTTCATGTTCATACAGGTATTTTGCAGCTTCTTTGAAAGCTTCCCAGCTCGCACCTGTTTGTGTGCTGTCATTACAGATATAAGCCTTCGGCAATTGTATTCCGAACACTGCGTATGTATCACCAGCTTTCGGTCGCCAGACTTCCGGCTCCGGCATAGTAATACCGTCAATTTCCTGCGGAACAATTTCGAAGCGGCGTGCTGCTTTCTGATCTTTCGCTTCATGGATATACTTCACCTCAAACTCCTTGCCTGTAAGCATACCGGTTTGGAAGACAATTGTCATATTCTCACCTGCTATCAGGCAATCTTCGAAGTTTAAATCTTCAGGTATGTCTTTGTCTATAAAGTCAAAGAAGTTCTTATCCTTATTCACTTCAATCACAGAGCTAACAGTACCGACACGGGAAGGATAAATAGCCGTGCAGTCCAAGCTATCTTCTTTGGCGGTAGTCAGTTCCTTGTCAGCACGCATAACACAAGTCCCGTCCGCGTCTGTTTTATACGTCCGTCCTTCGTAAACAAGGGTCTTAGATTTTGGAAGCAACAGATTCTTAGCTCCGTATGTCGAGTAATCAATATTGCGATCAGAGGTTTCCACGAAGATGATTTCGGGTGGAATATCCCCGGATTCGCGACCAACACCGACCTTAAAGCCATGGCCTTTACCATACGACAGTTTCAAAGGATTCTCCTTGTTATACTCAACTTTACGCAGGTGAACTGTCTTTATATTGTTCTCTTCGGTAATCTGCCATTCTGTTTCATACGTATCTGCTAGCTGATTAAGAGCATCAAGGATATAGGTATGATTATAGTTGATTACTTTCTCAGTTCCCTCGATACAACCACCGACTTTCCACCCGGTATCCCGGCGGTTCAGGTTCTCAACGAGTAGACGTAGGTGTTCATGTGCCTTGGCCGTATATGAGAACTTAATGTTTCTGTCAACGGTATGGAGTACTTTCCACAACATTGTATCAGCCTTAGCAGTCTCAAGGACAAGTATATATTCATAGTTACGTTCACCGTTTTTCTTGAAATTGCTATCTTTCTTCAAAGAATAACGCTTTCCGTAGAAGTCACACCAAGAGCCGACCGGTATTTCCAAGTATCCCGGATGAGAAAAATACAAAGTGAGTGTATCTTCTCCCATGATAGCTTCATAAGAGTAGCTTTCATCCCATACTTCGATTTTTATTTCCTTATCACCATTATATAAAGTTACCATATCTCCTGATTTGAATTATATCATAAAATATAAATGCTTGGATGAAATCACCGGAATCATCTGTTATTGTAAAGGTAAGGAGCTGGGGAATAAATTCAGAGAATAACAGAGCTGAATATACGACATTAAAACTATTGTCGTGAATAAGAGAAATTTAGTGCTAAAACAGTAATTGTTTCACTCATTGTTTGAGCTGTTTTTACTTTAGTTCTCTCGGGACAAATGCAGCGTTGAAAGATTTTTCCAATGTTTCAACAAAAAATCTGTCCCAAAACGGATATTATAAGTTGCCAGACGGCTTAATGATTCAATGGGGATATGCATCTGCTGTGGCTGGTACACAGACCATATATTTAAATACCTCATTTTACGATACAAATTATACAGTAGTAACTAATACAATAACAGCTAATGCAAGCCTTCAAGTCGCTGTTGTAAAAACAATAAGAATAAAGAATAGATCTTCTCTGGTTATCCTTAGTGTACAGCAAGGTGGAGCAGCAGGAGAACCTTGGAATTGGCTGGCCATAGGTAGGTGGAAATAGTATAAATATCATAACATCAAAATATTTATGAATAATTTTAGTAGAAAATTGGTAATCATAATTGTAGTCATTATTACGCAAAGTTCTCTCGGGACTAAAGCAATCCAATTGACATCACAGACCTTATGGAAAGAGTCAACAAGAGATGGTTATGTAAAGTATAGTAATGGTTTGCTTATCCAATGGGGAAACTTAGCTTCTTCATATAGAAATAAAACGATCTATTTACCTATCTCTTTTTTAGACTCTAATTATATTGCAATAGTCGGAGTTAACGATAGTACAGTAGATAGTATATCAGTAGTATCATGTAAGATTAAGAAACAAAATATATCTTCATTTGTCTTAGTTCCGGTTGCGACATGGGGTGCTGACAACTATGTTTATGCTACTGAAGGCATGAATTGGTTTGCTATTGGACGTTGGAAATAAATAAAATAATCATTATGAAGTATTGGAAACAAGGATTCTACGACGAACCCCAGGAAGGTTCGATAGAAATTACAGAAGGGTATTATCAGAAATTGTTAGCAGGACAGTCGGCCGGACTAGAGATATTAGAAAGCAAGAAAGGGTATCCAATTTTGGTAGAACCTCAGTACTCACTTGAGGATGTAATAAAAAATAAAGTATCTGAAATACAAGTATTTGACAAATCAGAATGTGTCAACTCTTTTGAATTATCAGGTAGAAGTATGTGGCTAGACAAATCTACACGTGTTGGATTATTTAACTCAATTTCAATTGAGAAACAGATTGGTAAATCAGATACCGTATTGTGGTATGATGCAATAAAGTATATCATTCCCATTCCAGATGCTTTAGCAATGTTAAATGCTTTAGAGCTATATGCATTAAACTGCTACAATGTGACACAATCACACATCGCAGCAGTCAGGTTGTTACAGACTATTGAGGAAATCGAAAACTACGATTATACGATAGGTTATCCGGTAAAGTTGAGCTTTCTGGGATAACCAGTTTTGAAGTTGTATGCTTCAATTTCTTCTTTTGTTTCTAATTGATTGATAGCGTTGATATGCCTTTGTGTTGTGTCATAGCACGCAAGGGCATATAATTCTAGTTGTTGTAACATGTCAATAGCTCTTTCGATTGATAAGACAAACTTTGTATCACCAATCCAGATACTTGTTTTAGACCGACCAGATTCTCTTTCAATATTAATTGAGTTCATAAGCCCTACACGAGTACTCTTATTCAGCCAGCCAAATACTCCGTTTATATTGAACTGATTCACCGCTTCAGATGAATCGTGTAACCGTAATTCATCAAGCTTTTGCTCTCTGATTTCTTCGATAGTAGCCTCATGTACAACTAAGATCGGATATCCTTTTTTACTTTCAGCTATGAATAACCCTGCTGATTGCCCCACTAATAGCTGATTGTAATACTCCTCCGTTATTTCTATTGAACCTTCTATTGGTTCGTCGTAGAATCCTTGTTTCCAATACTTCATAATGATTATTTTATTTATTTATTTCCAACGTCCAATAGCAAACCAATTAAAGCCACCCCAAAATGCACCGTTATTCGTATCTGTCGAATGGTACAAGCCGAACATTAAAAATGAAGATTTGTTTTGGGTCCAGACATCTCCTGTATAATTTGTCGTATCATCTACAGTTCTCTTCATTGTAACCAATACGGAATAATTAGTATCATAAAAGGATGTCGGCAGATATATTGTTTTATTCCGTCCTGATGAGCTGCTGTATCCCCATTGCATTAATAGTCCATTAGAATATTTTACATAGCCATTTTGTCCTAAATTATCATTAATGATTTGAATCGCCTTAGTTCCGAGAGTACTTAGTAAAGTTTTCTCCGTATTCGTCATAAATTTTCTCGTAGTACTTTCTTCAACCATTGATGCTGGATGAGAAACCGGATGAGAGTAATTATTAGCTCCTGCTGCTATTCCTGTAAGTTTCGTACGTTCTGCATCCGTCATAAAACGATGAGTCGAATCTTCTTCAACCTCCGACGCTGTATGTTTATGAGAACTTACCGCATAACTACCCTTGGGCTGATAGACTGAATCGTGGTTGTGATTACCTGCTGCCTTACCATTCCAAGTAGACTTTTCTGAATCCGTGACAAATCGATGCGTACTATCTAGGGAAATATCTGTCGCCCCATGTGAATGCGACGAAGCGGCATAATTACCGACGGGCTGATAGACTCCCGTATGATTATGGTTGCCGGCCGCCTTACTATTCCATGTCGTTTTTTCCGAGTCAGTAACAAAACGATGAGTTGAGTCAGGAGTTATCTCGGTTGCTCCATGTGTATGTGAAGACGGGGCATAACTACCCGCAGGCTGATATACTCCCGCATGATTGTGATTAGAAGGAGAAGCACCAACTTCGGAAGCTGTATAACTAGGTTTACTAACAGCCTTCGCCCATGCTGGCACATCACTAGCGGGCATAGAGGCAGGAAAATCACTTATCTCAGACTTCTTATGCGTATGTGCTTTCGGTGTACGGGCATCAGTCAACCGTGAATCGTTACCCTCACATACGGTTTCTTTAGCCGTTCCAAAATTCTTGTTGAAAGCAGAGTTCTTGGTAAATGCAGGTTCGTAGGTTCCCGCATGATTGTGACTTGACGGAGAAGCTCCGACTTCGCTCGCTGTATAGGTTGGCTTACTAACAGCTTTCGCCCATGCAGGTACATCACTAGCCGGCATAGAGGTTGGGAAGTCGCTAATATCCGCTTTCTTATGTGTGTGCGCTTTCGGTACACGAGCATCACTTAGACGTGAATCGTTACCTTCACAAACAGTTCCGACAGAAGTACCGAAATTCTTATTGAAGGCAGTGAGTTTATTGATAATCTTCTCATATACTGTATCGTGATTATGAGAGTCCAAAATGGCCTTCAACGCTTTTCCCTGTTCAGCGGAAAGGACCTTACCGGTTCCACCACTTGTCAGATTGTTGACAATATCGGAAATATTGAGTTTCTTCCCTAACTCTGTTGCCATAGTGGCCGCAAAATTCGGATCATTGTTAAGAGCGTTAGCCAATTCAATAAGCGTATCGAGGGCGTCCGGTGCTCCGGCTACAAGTGCATCGACCGCAGCCTTCACCTTTGCGTCAACTCCCGATACAGCATTGTTAGCAGCCAATGCAGCAGCATTTGCCTCATCAGTAGCCTTTTGGGCTAGACCTGTTTGTGCTACAGATGCATCCTTGGCCGCATTCGCATCGTCAGTAGCCTTCTTAGCAAGAACTGTTTGTGCCTCTGATGCTGTTTTGGCTGCATTAGCATTATTCGCCGCAGTAGTTGCAGCATCTTTAGCAGCATTAACACTACCAGCTGCAGTATTAGCCGCATCCGTAGCTTTCTTAGCAAGAGCCGTCTGCTCAACAGATGCGTTCTTAGCTGCATTTGCATCGTCAGTTGCTTTCTTAACGGCTGCAAGCTCTGCACCGGCTTCTTCCGTAGCAGTTGTCATTTCCTGCACAATACCGGCATACTCTGACTTACGTTTAGATTCGGCTTCTACACGTTCCGTTTCGGCATTTACACGCTTAGCCTCATTTGATGAACGGGCACCTTCCGCAGTTTTGCGAGCATCCTCATTCTGCTTTCTCTTGTCTTCTTCTGATGCCCGGGAAGTTTCAGCAGCCTTTCTCTTGTTTTCCTCGGATACCCGACCTGTCTCGGCAGATTTACGAGCAGTTTCGGCAGATACTCGTTCGGATTCAACGGCAACACGGTTAGATTCGGCAGCCACACGTGAGCTTTCATTTGTTCCTCTTGTCGCTTCATCCGCCTTTCTCTTATCCTCGGCAGAAACACGGGTGGATTCAGCAGTAGAACGTGTCGTTTCAGAAGTTTTTCGTTTATCTTCTTCCTTCACACGTTCCGATTCAGCAGAAGAACGCCCACTTTCGGCTGTTCTGCGAGTTTCTTCATTGCTTTTGCGTGTTTGTTCGTTAGAGACACGTTTTGATTCAGCATCAGTACGTCCGTTTTCAGCCGTCACCCTTTTGCCTTCTGCTATAACGCGAGATTCTTCGGTAGATTTACGTGCGTTCTCATTTTGAACTCTTATATTCTCGGCAGAGGAACGACCGGTTTCAGCCATAGAGCGGGAAGTTTCAGCAGTCTTTCTCTTGTTCTCCTCTGTTACCCGACCTGTCTCGGCAGATTTACGGGCAGTTTCGGCAGATACTCGTTCGGATTCTGCCGCCCCCCTCCCCGTTTCAGCAGTCTTTCTTACCTGTTCGTTAGATTCACGTGTACCTTCAGTGGTGACACGTTTCTTTTCTGCATTATCCCGTGTAGTTTCAGCAGTAGAACGTCCAGTTTCTACAATCTTACGTACATTCTCATTAGTAACGCGTACTGATTCAGCAGCTTCCCGGGCTTGTTCTTCGTGGGAACGATTCGTCTCGGCTGTCTGCCTGGATTGTTCGGAAGCATTACGACGGGATTCAGCAGTTTCACGGGTTGATTCATTACCTTCAACAGTAGCCTCTAATTGACGCATATCGCTAGTTGCAGACTTGGCATCATCCGTAGCCTTGAGCATATTATCCAAGGCTGTCTGAACCTTCTCTAAACCGAATTTAAGGCTTGTCCTAACACCGTTGATTATCCGGTAGCCGATAGTGTAGAAGCCTTTCATGTCGCTGGCTTCGTTCAACTCTGATATTCTTTTCTTTTTTAATGGCATAATACATCAATTTAAGTCAATATAAAACTCTCCGTCCTCTGTCATGATAAACTCACCAGCTTCGGAGGCAAGCAAGAACTCCGTTTCTCCGATCCGGAAGCAGGTAAATACAAGCTTTAAAGTGAACTCCCACCAGATGCCATTATTTAGCATGAAATCATTGGTCTGGCAACTCTTATAATAGCAGGGATAGCTTTCACTCCACTCGTCACAATAAAATATACGTTCCGCATCGGAATACTCATATCCTTCATCATCAGTCTTGGCGGATAGCCGTGTCAAGTCATGGAGTAACGCATCACGATTGCGCCAAAACCCTTCAATCGTCCCGGCCCGCATCAGGCATTTGAGAGATACTTCTTTGGTTTGGAATTTCACAACTTCACCGTCATAGGTTGCTCCGTCCTGACGTTTGAAACTCTGTAATAGGTTTTTCTTTACTGCCGGAGTTTTCAATATCTCGGCATTACTACCTTGAAGAACTACCACGCCATAATCAGACAAATCCTTATTATCTATCTCATACCCCTTTGGCATAGGAATATAGTTAGCAGGTTCCCGGTAGACGTAATCAGCCGGACGGGGGAAATCATTGGTAAAAGAAAACTTAGCAACCTCATGACCTGTATTGATAACATAGCTATTTTGAGAAGATAGTCGTAAGGTATATGTTCTGTCAATCAATGGAAAACGGAACTCATGATAACTTAAGTCCGAGAGCTTATCAATAAGTCCGCCAATGCCTAGACTACCTATATATGCAAACTCAATGCTTACTTCAGTCGTATCCAGTGTAGGACTGGAAAGATCAAATTCCTGTCCGTCTTCTTCCGGCCAATCATTTTTATCAGGTTCCTTCATGGCAGGAAATGCTACAAGATTATTATAGCTTCCTTTTGCAATGCATACACCTAGACTGATATATGCATCTATTCCGTCTATGTAGAATTGTCCTGTCATCGCTTTAACGTTATGCCTTTAGTGTTTAATGTATCAATACCCAGCCTTATGGACTCGATAGCCTTCTCAATTGTTTCAAGACGTGCTGTATGGCTGCTAATGTCTGATAAATAAGTAATAACAAGGTTACTATGCTTCATTATTTCCCCTATGTTTTTATCCAGATTAGAGAGATACGCAAGTTTTTCTACAATCTTATCTGTGCCTGATTGTATAAGCTTCACCCCTTCATTGATTGAATATGTATGAGAAATCATAACAGCAAGACTACCGTCTAGCTTATCGGCGGAATCCTGGGACATGGAAGCGAAGCCCTTTTTTGATGCTTCACGTTCATTATCATCTTTTCCCCAATCATACATTTCTGACATTGCATCTCGCTTTGCTTTCATTTCATCAGCTATTCGTTGACCTTCGGCCTTTAAATCGTTATATTCATCCTCGGTTACCCCATCATCCATTGCATTATATAACTTCTCTCTCCATGCTGTTAACCGATCCATATAATCCTCTTTCAGCATGGAATTTAGAATGGCATTTCTCATATATTCCTCGAAGTTATCAGCAAAATCAGCACTATCGGAATCCATATCAAAAAGTAAATCTTGAAAGTCCGAGCGAAGGCTGTCTATATCTATGAGCGTGGCATCAGTTATTCTTTGCTCCATAACCTCCGCAACTTTTTCGACGCCATTTGCTATTTGGTCTGCGTATTTTTGAGTATCTGAATCAAGCTGCGACCAGAATATACCGGCATCTTCTTGTAGCTTAGCAAGCTGTTCATCTGTCAAATCAAACAGACCGGTCATACGGCCACCCATTTTCTTTTTAAACTCATCAACAGTTATTCCTAACGTATCTGCCGCCTGTTTCCACCCCTCCCAAGACATATCATCAACTTCATCATATCCTTTCGAGTGAGATTTTCTTGATGCACCGGAATTTAGATACTGCTGCCCCAAAACTCGCGCATTTGCACTTTGTTCTCTTACTGTATCAATAGCCTTTTGATATGCAGCATTGGCATTATCACCAGTTAGAGCTTCTGCTAATTCCAGTTGCTTCTCTATCACTCTATCAAGAATACTAATATAGGACTCATATGCTTCTTTAGCCTTCTCGTACTTCTCTGTTGTATCATCCTTTCTGAACAAATCGACGATTTTTATCGCTACTTGCATAGCTGCACTGATAATAGCAAGAATAACAGACGCTTTCTCAACCGTACTAATAGCATTCGCCGATGTATCTGCTGCCGCTTCAACGCCAGACATAGCAGTCATTGCAAATGCTCCAATATTACCAATCAGGGAAATAATCTCACCAGCAGGTCCGCCAATTGTTTTCCCAAGCTCATCTATTGTGTCTGCCAGTTCAGAAATTTGTGTTCTGACTTCCTTCTCTGCCTTTTTAACCTGATTATCTTTCTTTACGACCTTATCTTTAGCCGTATTGTATTTTTCAGTTTTCTTCTGAACCTGTTCCAAGGCTTGCGCTTCGGATAAATAAGCCTTAGTAGATTCTATTTTGCCTGTTTTTTGATTGAATTTAGAGGATTTGACACCGTTTTCAATTTTAGCGCCACCTTTGATTGCTTCCGCCATTTGTTTTGCATTTTCGAGCTCTCTTTGTGCGTTAGCTAACTCTTCTTCTGCTTCTGCTAACTCTTTCTTCTTGTCTGATAATGATTGAAACGGATTACGGGAATCCAATTCATCCATAATCGACTGAATAGTGCTTGTATATTCACGAAGCTGGTCAGGAGAAAGAACCTGTGCTGCTGTCTGTTTTGCATTCTCTAATTGAGTTAACAGAGAATTTAATGTTTCAGAAGACGTTTCTTTCAGATTCTCAAATGCACGAACGTATTCAGGAGATTCTTTCAACTTATCATAGTCAAGCCCCATTAACTCCATTCCTTTGTTTTTCGTCGCCTGGGCAATAGAGCGGTCAATCTGCTCTACCTGTTCTGTATCTCCATTCTTTACCGCCTGTTTGCGTTGTTCTTGTAGAGTAGCAATATCTTCATTAAACTTTCGTTCAATCGCAAGACGTTGGTCTGTATAGTCTTGATATTGACTCAGTAAATCAGAAAAATCGTCTCCGCGATTGTATTTCACATTCTTAGCTTCTGTTGCTTTCTTAGCATCACTATCAATTTTATCAAACTGCTTCTTTACCGGTTCAGACTTGATGAAAACATCAGCGTTGAATGTCCTCTTTTTATTTGCAGGATTAGCATCAAATGCAGAACGGGCATCCTCAATCACTTTTAACTTCTTGTCCTCAGTTTCACGCTCGATAGCCTGTAATTCTAGCCGGTGATTGAGTTCCCTTTGCTTGAGGACTTTTTCGCTACTCTCTTTGAGCTTGTTTATTTCAAGCTGTTCGAGTTCATTTGCAGAATCAATCTTGATTCGTTCCTGTTCGCGTGTTTGCTTATTGAGCAGGAGCTTGTATTTTTCCTGTTCTTCACGCAATTTTTGCACTTTATCATCCTGTTTTGGAGTAAGTTCTGTAATTTTTACTTTTATTTCTTCGACCTTATTCTTGGCAGTTGTACGTTGTTCTTTGGTGGAGTGTACATTAGGAGCCATCACTTTATTGTACTCTTTTTGTGCCTTTACCAGTTCCTTCTTTAATTTATTAATCTTTTCAAGATTGGTTGATTCCAATTCTTTATTTTCTGCGTCTTTGGCAGCTTTCTTGACTTTTCTTTGGGTGTTAAGTAATTCATTAAGATATTCCTGAGCTAGCCTTACTTCTTCTTTGGCAGCATCTACATCTTTTTTAAGGTCATTTAGTGAGTTAAGTGACACTCCTGGTGTATCACTTAAATCGTTATAAGTTTTTTCAGCTTGAGCGAGTGCTTTTTGCTTTAAAACAAGCTGTGTCCTAGCCATTACCCTTTCTTGGAGTTCGAGTTCTTCAGTCGTTTTCTGGTCTATATCTAATATCTCCATTTTTTTTATTTTCTCTATATCTAGATTTTTAAAAACGGAAGGCATTATATTTTGCAACCTCAATAAGGCAGCATGTTTTTCTTTATATATTTTCGATTCATCGCGTATAATACTCAATAAATCTTTTGTCTCATTTTTTAATGAGGAAATATAAGATTGCTGTTCTTTGATTGATCTGTTGAATCTTTTTTGCGCTTTTTCCACAGCTGTTTCAGCAGTAACGACTTTATATATAGCATAGCTAAGTCCTGCAAATGCTGTAGCTGCAGCTAAATAAGGGTTAGTCAATAAAGTAGCTATGTTTTTTAGTTGAGCGATAGTTTGAGCCTTTATAGCCTTTGTTAATAAGATACGTGCAGTCATATTCTTAGCAATCATAGTGGCTTCAATGGCATACATACCCTTGGTTAATACCAAATTGGCCGCTTCAATAGCACGCTGTTTATTAACAATAGCCGTAACTGTTGCATATACTTGTTTAGCAGTACTTACAGCCAAAATACTTCCTTTATATCCAGCAAGAGCCGTCGTAACGACAACGATTAAAGCTCCTATATTTTTTAATGCTTCTTGAGCGCTTCCATCGGCAAAGGCTTCATTCATTGATTGTGCCGCACTGGATATCTCTTTCAAAATTTCCTGTCCTAACGGACGAAGAGCCGCCGTTATATTATTGCCTAGTAGTTTCATCTGATTTTCGGCAGATGAAGCCATTTCTTTGAAAGCAGCTTCTGCAGTACCTGTTGCGTTTTGCATTTCTTCCAAATGCCCGGCAGCTTCTTTGACATTTATACCTGTTAATCCGAGAACCGCATTAACAGCCTCAACTTCCGGTACTAACTCACGCAGTTTTGATTCCGAACCGCCGGCTTGTCTAGCAACCTCTGCTAGTGCTTCCTGATAGGTTCTGTTATCAAATGCACCATCACCAAGCACCTTAGATACTGCAATAATGGAAGCGCGTATCTGTGTCATGGCTTGTGCTGTTGGTGTACCTTGTTTAGTAAGTGTAGCAACAGCAGCTAACACTTGGTCTATTTCTACGCCATAGGCAGCAGCAATAGGCGCCACCTGTGCAATACTCTTACCTAATTCGCCAAATGATGTCTTACCTAGTTTGACAGTTGTAAATAACTGGTCTGATATTTTTTCTGCTTCTGAAACATCGAGTTTATAGGCATTTAGAAGAGTCGTAATTCCGTCGGCCGCTGTTGCCGTATCAGTAACACCACCGATAGCAGCCTTTGCGGACACTTCTAAAACTTTCATTCCGTTGGCCCCATCATGGCCGGCAGATACAATCTGATACAATGCTTTAGCCGCATCATTCGCAAGTACTGGAATCTCTCGGGTTATCTCCATAACCTGATTCATGTAGTCTGTCAAACTACCCTTTATCCCACTTGAAAGGGTAGCAACTTCTTTCATACTTTGCTGAAACTGCTTCTCGAATTCATACGCACCTTTGGCTGCTTGTGCAAAAGCAATGCCCGCACTTATGCCAATTCCTCCGAAAACATCAAAAGCGGTAATTTCACCGGCCATCGCCTTTATAATACCCATAGCTTCATTGCGTCCGGAATATAACCCTGAGTTATCTATTCCTGTCGCGAAATACAACGCTCCATCTTTGTTCTGAATACCCATATAGCATTTATTCTTAAAATATAAAGAGGAGTCAAAATTTGGCTATATCGAGAAGAATAAGCATCTTTGCAGTGTTCTAAGACCAAGGAACAATTTTTGATAAATGCTTTGGGGAGTTGATAAGCCTAGAAATACAATATAAGGCTATCAATTCCCTTTGCTACATAGTCCCAAAGCATTTGAAAGATTATGTTCCTTGGTCGGAATAAAGGGAAAAGATAGCCTTTGCTATAATATATAAATCACTATTCATTAGCGCCATGACCAAGGAAAATGAAGACGTATCCGTAGCGAATAAAAGTAGCTACACGATAGAGGAAATCAATGCTGCCTACGAAAAGGGCAAGAATGAAGGAAGAATTGAAGGAATGCTCGCCTACCAAAAGAGATTGATTGATAATCTAAAACGAGATAATGTATCTCTCAATCAGAAGCTCCAAGATATTAAAAAATAATCTCCCATATCTTCACAGATACAAGGGACTAGAAAACACACTCTAAACCAATTTAATAAAAAAACAGTATAAACACAACAGCAAATTACCTTATCCTCTGACTTTTCCGCCAATATCATTGTATTTCTTCATCCGAATCTTTTCGTCCGGATTATCAAAATTGGGGAGTTCTACCCATTCGTAGTCCTTTCCTTCGACTTCTCCATCTTTATCAGCCGTCTTATTACGTTCTCTCATTACAAAGGAATACTCCTGAAGCAATATCTCTATCAATCCGTAGCTACTATCCAACGTCTCATTAAAAGTCAATCCTAGGGCTTCTTTTGCAATAACTAAGAATCGGCTTTGGTTGTATCCTTCCAGCTTTGCAGATTCTTCTGAGCGGCTATTATCTCCGTCTCTCGTAGCGGGCTCACGTTCCGAAGCATCGTGATAGAGGTGCAAAAAGGGTGATACCCTATGCGATATATGATTGCGTTGAATAATATCCTTATATCTTCCCATGTAGAATTGTCTGCAAGAACCTGTTTGAACCATTCCGGTGGATTGTTGGGCTTATTGTGAATCCCCAGGCAGACGACATCAAGAAGTAATTCTCCGTACTTGTTCATTAACTCCGGAAAGTCTTCCGGCAGTTCCCCCTCTTTTACAATCATCCTATCGATATCTTCCTTTTCAATTTCAAGGAGAAGCGGGCGAATTTTAAACCATGTCCTGACAGTGATAGGCTTTATGACAATACAGTCGCCGGGGTTCTTCCCTTCAGGAATAGAATCTCGGTTAGTAAATTCAAATGGAATCTTGACAGGCTGGCCCGTTACAGATTCCGATTCTTGCTGAAATAAGTTTTTTATACTCATAATTTCCTCAAGGAGCCTAGCCCGTTGTACTTCCAGGCAATATTTCCGGTTATTCGCGACTAACCCTCAATACTTTCGGCTCCATCCTTCAAATTGTTTGTTCCTGTAGGTGGATTCGAACCACCGGTCTCTACTAACAATGTAGTGCTTTAACCGACTTAGCTATACAGGAAGCCTTTTTACTCTTCAGCTCCGCCATCGACAACTGCTACGACTTCACGCATGAAGGCTGTCTGTTTCTTCCCGGCTGCCGTGATGGCCGCTTGCACATATACGCGTACAAGCAATAACTCTGCCTGTTCAGAACCAGGAGCCTGTGAAATCTTGGACGTAACCTTTCCATTAACAATGGTATAGATTACTTTTTTACCGGCTTTAGGCACCGTTTCACACTGGAATGTCTTCGATATAGAAGGGACATTGATTGGCTTCTTCCAGATGTTTTTACCGCCGGTTACGTCAATCTCACCACCCGCCAACTCTTTGAGTACTTCGTTAGAAGGGGTAGGAATAGAGAACTCAATATAATCTGTTGTATCTTTTACGAATTCAACAAACAAAGGTTCATCGCTCCCTTCCGTTTCAACCTTTATCTCCTTTGGGTCTGCAAAGTTGAATGCAACACTTCCTTTTGTCGGAAGAGGGAATTCTTTGAGGTCCGCCCCAGGAACACCGTCACCGACTGTTCCGAATTTAATACTGCCTACGCCCATAGCGATAGGTCTTATTTCTCCTGCCATAATTATTGTTCTATTAAAATTTCTAATCTAATATTTGTACAAGCAAAGCCCTCTTTCAAGTCCGGCATTGGAACACTCCAGAGAACTGTCACTTCTTTACATGTACCGTCATTGCTATTGATTGAATCAAGCGATTTCCTTACCTTACGCCTAAGTTCCTTCATGCGCTGACGTCGGGGCATGCCGTTTTCATTCAAAGGGACAAAGATATTGACGTTAACAGGCACTTTATTAATGAAGTCGAGCTCATTCAATTGCAGGTGATTGATAACGATATGCTCATTAGTAACACCCGCTTCTGATGCATCCTTGTAAATCACAATATCGGTACCCGCAGCGGCCACAGCATCATAAACTATATCTACAGCGTCGAATTCATCCATAATCAAATCTTGCTAAAAATTGACTTCAATGTATCTCTTAGATACTTCTCACATTGCGTATTAGCTCCTGAAACGACCTCATACCCTTTAGCTTCCACGGCTGCCGCATACTCCATTCCTGCAACACCAACCAACACATAACCGCCAGTATGAGAAAGAGAGACTTCTTCTGCAAGCCTACGACCTTTGTACTTACCAGTTGTCTTGTCAGTCCCCTTGTCGCTCTCCTTAAAGTTTTCTGTAACCACTTCTCCGTCTTTGGCTATTATATATCCGATAGAGCTTCGAAGATTGCCCGTTTGGTCTTTATATGAACCACTCCGGCGGGCTACTTCTATAAACTTCTCACCACCTGCCTGCAGGAATACAAGCATCTTATCTTCCGCTTTTCTTTGAAAGTGATTGAGCCAACGTTCTAGTGACTGCTGGTCGAAAAGAGGTGTCATACCATTTCTCATACATTAATTATTGAATGTGATTGATAAGGTTCCCAACAGATAACCGGTACATCAATACCCTTTGATTCGACTTTCAAACGCAAAAATTTACTACCGGCCGGTGGCTGCATTTTGGTATAGAAATAGCCATGTACTTGCGCTTCATCACCAGCCGAATTACGCTTGAGAACGATTCTTCCATCGCTTACTGGGTCATAACGTCCGGAGACAGATATTTCAACCGGTATTCCCGGAACCCATTCACCGTCAACAAGCCGCCCTTTAGCAGACATAGTTACTATCGCTGTATGTGGATACCGTTTTACCATCTGTTCCCTGCCCTTCCCTTGATAATGATTCGTTTCCCAAGCTTACCGGCCTTCTCCGGTTCCCCATTCTCTATATACAACTGCTTTGCAGTCTGGATATAGAAAGAACGGGGATGAGTAACAGAAAGCTTATTCTCACTGAAATCCTGTGAGTTTACCATCATGGCATACGTATCAGCAACGCAAAGACCGACTTGCTTCATGTTTTCAGCAGTACATTCCGCTTCGGGATTAATACCGCGCTTTACAAAGACTACCTTTTTCAAAAAGCCTTCCATATCCTCAATAGAGGGATATTCCAGTATTGTTTCTCTGATTGTTGCCATAATAGATGATTAATAACCCTCTTCGTCTGTTTTTTCAGTATCTTCGCCTTCCGTCCATGACTGGCCATCAGTTTTCATGATGTACATTGCATCAGGGTCATTGATTACCGGAATAGCGTTAGCTTCCGCTTTAGTCCACTCTTTGAACGGTTCCAGCTCAGACCACTTGCTGATAAAAACAAAGTCTTTTTTCAACGTGGAAGCTTTCTTCTTGTATTCAACAGAATGCTCTGCTGCAATAGGGCCATGCTGAATGTCACCACACTGCAAATCTTCCAAGAAACAAATGTTAGCGGATTCCCATGGATTAATCGTAATACGTTGATGAGCAGCATTCTCAATACGAACAGACGGACCTACAAGAACAATCTGAACACCTTCCGTATTCTCTTGGGCGGCAAGATACTCATTGATAACTTTCTTGGAGATAGTCAGCTTTTCTTTCTGATTAATCCAGCCCTTAACCTTTTCAATAACAGCCTTCTGCTTCTTCAATAGAGCAAATCTATCTTTGCGCATTACTACGTATTTGATAGTGACACCCTCGGCAGAAGCGGCAACTACGGTATCTTCAATATCCTGCAAGCCGTCGGCCGTTGTTGACTTAGACCAATCCACAGCAGCAACCTTCTTGTTTTCATTAGGCATACCACAGCCTACAAATTCTTCAGTAACAATACCATTGTTATTGCTTGAATTGAGGACGAATCCACCTTTAGACATCAACTGCATACACCACCATTCGAAACGACCACGAACAGCGTTATATACGAAGTCCTGGTCTTTGAACGCAAGGTCAAGAAGTGATTTCAAATCTGAATCGCCTTCACAATCACGGCTGAGTTGCTGGTATTCATTCCAATCACTTTCGTTCATACCCCGCTTTACAGCAGTCTTAGGAATATCACCTGACATCTTACCGATAACTTCACGTTTCTTTTGCGGTGCGGAAGAATCGAATGAAATAACGTCAGCGATAACCGGTGCACCTTTTTCGCCTGTAAGAGTCTCCCATTTCAGAGAGTTCTTCTGCTTTACACCGAAGAAATTAGGGAAGAACACCGGCTTGACCTTACGCGAGTTAAGGCGGGCGCCCATATTCTTACGGTTCACTTGTTTAATTAAACTTCTTTCCATATATAGTTATGAATTAATGGATTACACAAAACGGATAAAGTGAAGCAACGCCTTCATCGCTTCGTCAATTGGATAAGGCATTACTGCCTCATTTACAGTACCGCGTACCAGAAGTCCGGATTGCTGGTTAGCAACCGTTACATCGACCTTGTTCATTGTGATAACTTCCGGTACATACTTGAACTTAGCGGCTTTTGCAGCAGCTTTAGCAGTTACAAGCACTAACACATCATCTACTTTCGCAGCCCCAATCGGACCGGCAAGAGTTATTGTGTCATAGGCCGGGGCGGTCTTGTCGATTGCGGAGATTACATCGGAAGCTCCAGTTAAAGCACCGCCGATTGTAACCGCTTCCCCAACTTTAAACACATGATTCTTTGCTACCTGAATAGTTACTGCATCGGCAGCCGCAACAGCCGTAACTCTTCCAGTCTTAACAGTATGATAAAGACCATTAGCGTCCTTACCCACTATAACAAGCGGAGGAAGTTCATCAATGATTCCCTTCAGTTCCGCACGGGCAATAGTTCCACCACCCTGAATGTCCTCGATAATCTTTTCGATTCCGGGGGCATACTGAAATTCACTTTGCTTTTTTCTGAACATAGCTTTTAATTATTAATTATTATTCTTCAAGTCCAAGGCTGGCAGTCCCGTTATTAACACCTTCCTCGTCCTCCATTAGTTCCAGCCATTCTTTCTCTGAACGTTCTTTGGGCTTGTAGGAATTAGGCTTGTAATCACCACCGGCAACCTCATCATCTATTACTGACTGTCTGATTTCAGCGTATTCTTCTTGCAACTCTTTAATCTGATCTTCAACAGAAGTTTCAGAATTGACATCAATACGGTTAAACCACTTTTCAGGCAGTTTTGCATCTGCAAATAGTGTTCTGGCTGATGCCTGTTTCGTGGAAGTTGTGACTGTTGATACGACAGAAGATACCGATGCGGTCAACTCGGAGATTTGCTTCTGTTGGGCTTTCAATAGCTTAACTACAGATGCGGGCAAATCTTCGAAGTCTTCATCATCGTCTTCTTCATCATCGTCATCGGATTTTACTGTTTTCTTAGTCTTTTTAGCCGACTTGATAGGTTTACCATCCTTTAAACCATTGTTCTTTTCATACTCGGCAATAGCATCCTTTTTTGCTTTTTCTATTGCGGATGTGCTTTCAAGATCAGGAAGAATATTGTCTTTGAACAAGGCAATATAAGTATCAATATCCTCCTCCTTTTCGATTTTGAAGAGTTTCTGAACCTTTACAGCGTACTTTTCGTTTACACCTGCGGCTTTCAAGCCCTTTTTAATAGCATCAATGATTGTCATAACGATTTTCTATTAAAATATAAGGGGAGTAAATTTTTCCTGCTTATATATTTTATTTCAGAATCAAATGCATATATTTGTAATTATGTCAAAGTATAAAATGGATTATATAGAAGATAGACACGAATATTACAATGTGTATATATCTAAGTGTACACAATGCAAGCATTTTAATTTTGATAAATTAAAATGCCCGGCATACCCTAATGGCATTCCTGTTAAGTACCTTGATGGTTCACAGGTACATGACAAAAGAGAAAGCGACCAAAAAGGGGAGTTCGTCTTCCTAAAAGAATCCAATTAACGAGTTTTCGCTTTTGTATAATTCCATCCCATTTTTTCAGATATCCGTTTCCATAATATATGATAATGGACCACTGAAGCCATTGTTGGGGATAGTGTATTATTATTGATTCTAGCAGTAAACTCTACTCTTAGTTTGTTATTCTCCCGATTCACTAGCTTTTCGAATTTACTAATTGTAATTCCCCATCCTTCTTCGGGACGTTTCATAGCGAATGTATAATTAGGTGTTACAGCTCTCATTTCTGATACATTATGAGCTATTGCAAGATACATATCAGCCGGACTGAATGAGTTACCTATTCGTCCCAAACTCTTTTCTGGTTCTTGCCAGCCTCTTGGGTGATTATGTGTGAAAACGCAATCTTTCATCTTTGCACATTCTTCATCCGTAAACGCAACACTATATTTGGCTCCGCGCTTATCGATTACAACATTACCATTCCTGTCAAATAGGACTCCTGTCTCAAAGCTTTTATTCAGGCGTATTTCATTCTCTGTGTTGGTTATTTTGTTATAGAGTTTTCGCTCATTCCATTTTTGTTTAATATTTGCAATTTCAGAATCAGTCTTGATACGTTTAGGTTTAGAAACCTTTATAACTTCATTCGTAATAGGTTGGGAAACTATTTCTCTTTGTAGTCCTCCATCATTGGTAAAGTTATCCTTGTACCAGAAAGCCGATTGCAATCCATCTTTATTCTCGATGACGAAATCCTTTGCTCCCTGGGGAATGTCTGTAATAACCTGCTCTTTCGGAACTGTGTCATTCAGCAGGAAATCAGCAAAATTTTCCGGCTCCATGGTGATAGGAGTGGCAAAGCAGATACAAAAAGGATGAAAGCCTGTAAACTTGAACGTTTTCGGATATTTACCTACCATCGCATCACAGATCTTGCACGGTCCTCGATTATTGGCCGAGCGATGTATCTCAATACCTAATATGAAGTCTTGTTTGCTCCAACGTTCATAGTCTGCACTCCGGTAAGCTGTGTTCGTCGTTGTTGCAGATGTCCGGAGAGCGTTCTTATATGCAGAACGATAAACGCCTTGTCCTGGGTGGTAATCTTTCATCGGTTGAGACAAAACTAATTCGCCTTTCTCATTCCGGATCCTGCGAAAGCGTTTTTGGGGATTTTGCAAAATTTGCCGTATATCACTACTGATTCCGTTTGAATTACGTCCGGCAACTACGCCACTATCAAGATAGAATTCGAGTTGCGATTTCGTCTGCTGTGTAATATTCCAGACCCTATCAGATAATTTGAATCCGTTAGCGTCTATATCATTTTTTAGAGCTTCAAATGCAGATAGACTATGGGAAAACATACCATCTTTCGTTGCACTGGAAATAGCCATTCCCTTGATGAACTGGGAAATAAAATCATCATTCTTTCTTTCTGCTCGTTCCCAACCGTCCTTTTGAAATGCAGAGATATTAGCATATAGCATTGATTCAAGATTCAGCAGTTCCCGGTCAACTGCACTCTCTATTCCCTGATTGCTTATCCATAC